CTCCCACACAGCGGGTTTGGTGATCCCGCATCCCCCGCGCGCAATTAGCGCAGGGGACCCCAGCCAGTCTTGATGCGAACGGAGCTGGCACGTCCGGCACGTTCAAGGTGGTCCTCAGCTAGAGGAGACATTTCTGCCTCCCACCATGGGAGAAGACATGGAGCCCTCTTGTTAGGAGGATCTATACTGAGAAACCACTTCATCAAGGCCCCGTAGTCATCCAGCTTGGAAACTGGAGTCAACGGAGATATCCTCACACCCTTTACCAAAGGGCGATGAAGATATTCGTCATGGCGGAGATCCTGTTCTAGGATCTCCTTGAGCGTACCATGACGACCCAGGAGAGGAGATGTCGGCTCAACGTAGGGGAAAGGAATAATCCTTCCAATAACCTCGTCAAGCCATGCGGCAGTTCTATACCAACCAGCTCCGAAAAGCTGATTGCGTAAAGAAACCGCTGACACCACTTCTCGAACGTGCCGTCGGTTAGCAGGTAGAAGGCGACGTAGACGTACAAGAGAAATGTCTTGTCCGTCATAATAGTCCCTTCCGCAAGACTCACGGAACTTACCGTTCCAGAAGCTCTTGCTTTTGTTAACTCGAAACCCAAAAGTTTCGAGAGCCTGCATAACCGATTGCACATATTCTACGGGGACAATGATATCGTCCCCGTAGACGCGCACCCGACCGATAAACGATCTAATATCGCTATCGGTCATGCGTCTGTTGAGCTGCTGTTCAATCCCGTAGAAGACAACCGTCACGAAGACGATTGCTTCCATGGGAAAGCACAGAGCTGAACCCATAGACGCGAACTTGGACAAGCGTTTAACGCCATGTCCAGGAACATCAGCCTTCCGGCTTCGTGTAGCGTCAAGCGCTCTTGCGAGCCACTTATGACGACTTACAAGGAGCCGTACATGCTGATTGGATACCCGATCCGAAGCCTCACTCAAATCGAGTGTGGCGAGGTCCCCAGTAATGGAGCCCTCTCTCGCGAGCCGTTGATTTGGCTCTTGAGATACGAATTGCATGAACTCCCTTGTTTGGTAAAAACGAGGGATCTCGTGCACCATCATCGCGAGAACGGCCTGCTGCATATACTGCATAGCAGTCGGTTCGACAGCGATGATACGCGGCGTGTCCAGCGTCTTCGGGACGGTAATAACCCTTACAGGTATTTCGTCCCGAGGTTCGAGGATTTGTACGTGCCTCATACGTTCGATCATATGAGGAGAGCCGCTAGGAACGAGATATTCCCAATGAGGGAATTCTTCGTCCAATCTAGCGGTCCACTGCCGAAGTTTATACTTCGCATTACTGCGAAGCTTATCAGCAGTGGAACCTGGGCCATGTTTCGGAAGGAGCATCTCGTTATACAGACGGTTGTCTATAGACGAGAAGAATTCCCTCCAAAGAAGATTCCCTATTCTCTGGAAATCTTCGATCCGCCGCTCTTCAGAGAAGAGTGAAAGATCTGCCCCACGGACATCCTGCTCACACTCGACCCACTTGGTAATTGCAGCATACACCCTTTCGGGGGAAGGCTGGATCTTCTCTAAGCCAGGAGAAGAATCAGGCTTTATCTTTGCCCACATCAGAGTAATCTGACGAACGCAACGAATAGCCTCAATATCAGGTGAGTCAAGCAACAGACCGCACTTAGAATCGAACACACGGGAAAGCAAACCTCGAAATAATTCGGGGAGAGCTCCTCTCCGCTGGAAACCAGCGAAAGAGGCGTTCCCGACGAAGCCTTCGTCAAGACTTTTTTGGAAGTCTTTACCGAACTTCGCCAGGGATATCGTCAAAAACGATATCCCCTCATGTTCGATTCGACTCGTGATCGTTTTGAGATCACGAGCGGTGCTTGTGCCGCATCGTATCCCGGATTCCTCCAGGATACACCGAAGGAGCGCGATCAGGCTTTTCATGCATCCCCAATCTAAACATTAGGTGGTGCATCCTCAGCATGATCTCCTCCGGGAAGAGTCTGTTAGCTCTCCCCACCCAGAAGTTGGGTGACCCGTGCGCCGGTGGATGCCGTCAGATACGCAACTAGCGCATCGACGACAGCCTTCTCTTCGGTCACTGTGTAACCGTTGATCGGAACATCAGCCACCAATGTCACAGACATTGACGACCGAGTGTTCTGAGACGGAACCAGTGGGTCCGCAGAGATTTTGGCGCTCGTGAGACGGATAGATCGACGGTTTCGACGCCCGTAGGCGTGAGAAACAGTCATCTGAGTGAGTCCATCAGAGGATGTAAAAATCCCTGACGACTCACCCGAGCCAGTTCGCGGAAGCGAAATGGCAGTTCCGCTCACGGTAACAGACTGGGGGTCGGTGAAGGCCATGCAACGTTCCTTTCGGTTAAAGAAAGGGACTAGCGGTCTGCCAGTCCCCGTCCTGCTGGGATTACATCCCAACATGCTCGTAAACGCGTTGTAACGCTATAACGAGCGCAGGACTCCCGGAGCCTTGGTGATTCCAAGGGCTCCAAGAATGGCTTTCTGGGTAGTTGACAAACTACCCATGTTAAAGCCAAAACCATATGGAGTAGCCGGAGTACGCGTTTTTGACGTAAACGTCTCAAACGCGTGCACCGACGTGGGCCCGGTTGCTGTTGATCTCAACAGCATACCAGTCACGGTATACATACGTGTCACAATAACTTTGTGCATCACGTATGCGTACCGGGCCACAACATTGTCGTTGGAAATAGCGACCAGGTTCTTTATAAAAGTACCTGTGTCACTAAACCAGTCGACAAGCCAGGACCAGGGAGAAAGTTCCCAGGCGGTATCGAGATCAAACTCGAGACCGAGCGCGTGATTAGCGAGCTCCTCATACCTAGCAAGCTTTCCGAGGAATGAATGTGCCTCAGAAAGGTGATAGGTATAAGCACCTGAGAACCAAGTCTGCCTCTCGACAATGTCGAGAGCAGATATTTTCCCTACGCTCTGATAATAATCCGAAGTCAAGACATCAACGGCATTTTTCCGTTGAATACCCACATAGCCAGAGGCTGATATGGGTGCCTTGACTTCTGACTCAGAGCGTGATTCACCGAGATATCGCTTTCTCCGGACATTACGTCCGGAGTCACGCCGGAATTGCTCGACTCTCTTTTGAAAGTCGAGGATTCCTCTTGTCATCTTTTGGAGGTCCTGCTTCAAAGGGACGACTCCAAACTTCCAGTTAAGGTACTCTTCCGCACTTGCGTGCGCAGGAGGCCTCTTACCGTAAGATTTCCCGGGAAGTGAGGGCAAGCCCTCACGTAATTCTCCGAGAAATGATGCCAAGGATACCTCAGTGGCTGTCGGAACAGCCATACTCCACAGCTTAGTGCCATCAAGAGTCTTTTGACTCGAGGTTGGCAGGTAAGATGTGAAGGACGGCACCGCCCAAGCATGTGTCAAGGCCATGTTAATCAACATGGGTCCTCGATAAAACTTGGTTACGGTTGACGGAGTGGCAACCAAGATGGTGTTAACACCATCTTGTTGTTCCATGAGCTTCTGCGTAGAAAAGGAATGTCCTGTATCGTACCGTTTTGCGTACTCTACAAAGATATTCCTATGCAGTTGCTCACCCGTCATGTCCGCATAGCGTTGATCGTCGGACAGATACTGTCCGCCAGTTCTCCAACTGGTGGTCGTTTGCGACCATGGATCAACATTCAGCCAACCGCTGTCGATCTTAGCACCGTTATCGGTAAAGAGAAATTCACTCTTTGCCTTTAGGTAACCAGATCGACTTGAAGTAACGGTTGGCATAAACGGTCCTTCCATATGGTGTTCCGGATTCAGCTCACCCGCCGCTCAGGATAGAGCGGCGGGTGAACCTTACCGGAAGGACTGCAACGCACTCGCGTTGCAGATGTTCCTGTACCTCTCGGTAACAGGACATCCACCTTCTTGTAAGGAAGGTGAATGGGAAAGCGGTCGGTAAATACCGAACGCTGGAACTTCACCACGCGCTTCGTTGCTTAAGACAGCTGGCTAGACTGTCTACACGCAATTGGGCGCAATTCCGGAGCAATAAACACTCCATGCGGCAAAGCACCGGGGAGCCCCGTAAG